GAAATTCGCGAAGCCGCAGCCGAAGCTGCAAAGCGTGATTTTCAAAAGAATGCCAGCGAGATTATCAATCTTGCTGTTAAACACAACCGCCGTGACCTAGCCGATCAAGCTATTGGTGCTGGTCAGTCTGTTGCACAATTCCGCGCAACATTGCTTGACGCCATTGGCGAAGGCAAACCACTAGAGCAGTCAGCCGGTGCGGTTGATATGTCAGAAAAAGAGCAGCGGTCATATTCATTTATCAAAGCTGTTCGCGGCTTGGTGAACGGTTCTGGCTTGCAGGGTCTTGAGCGTGAAGTTTCTGAGCAGATTGCAAAGAACAATGGCCGCGAAGCACGCGGTTTCTACGCACCAGACAGCTTTTGGGGCGGCAAGCGTGACCTGACTGTTGGCACAGCCACAGCCGGTGGTCACTTGGTCGGCACAGATCATCTTGGTGATCAGTTTGTTGATGCCCTGCGTTCGCGCTTGGTGTTTAATGAGCTTGGCGCACGCTTTATGACTGGCCTTAAAGGTGACGTTGCTATTCCAAAGCTTGCAACTGGCGTTTCAGCCGGTTTCGTTGCTGAGAATGGCGCAACATCTGAAGTGAATGCTGTTTTCTCGCAGATCACAATGTCACCAAAGTCATTGGGTGCATTTACAGATATCAGCCGTTTGCTGATGATCCAGTCTGATCCATCTGTTGAGCAAATCATCCGCGATGACCTGTTGAACGCAATTGCTCAAAAGGTTGAAGATGTTGCTATCGAAGGCGGCGGTTCTAATGAGCCAACCGGCATCACCGGAACAGCCGGTATCGGTTCAGTCGCAATCGGAACCAACGGTGGCGATCTGACTTGGCAAGCAATCACCGATCTGGTGAAAGAAGTCGAAGTTGACAACGCTGCAATCAACGGCAACACCCTTGCCTATTTGACCAACCCGAAAGTGAAGTCACATATGGCCTCAACTTCAAAGGTTGCGTCAACAGACAGCGTAATGTTGCTGGATGCACCTTGGAACAGCCTTTACGGTTACGACCTTGCGATCACCAACAACGTGCCATCTGACCTGACAAAAGGCACACTGACCACTGCATCTGCAATGATCTATGGTGACTTTAGCCAGTTAATGATGGGCTTCTTCAGCACACCAGACATCTTGATCGACCCTTATACCGCAGGAAGCACAGGCGCGGTTCGTATACGCGTGATGCAGGAGCTTGACATCGCAGTACGTCATAGCCAGTCATTCGCTGCGTGTCTCGACATTGATGCGTAAATAAACTAGCGGGGCGGCGCAAGTCGCCCTGCTTTCCCATAGGGGCTTAATATGAAAATCAAATGCAAGCGTAATATTTTGATCGGCGGCATAGCGCACGTTGTTGGCGATATTGTCGAAGTGACTGATAATGTGGGTCTTGATCTGGTTAATACTGGCAAGGTCGAGGTTTACGAAGAAAAGCAAGGCATTACTGATAGGGCAATTGGCCTTACAAAGAAATCAGCGTCAACCCTAGTAAAGCGGAACACAAAGAAAAAATGACAACGAAACTGATCAAAATCACAACGATCAAAGACTGCCAAGCGGGTTCAGTCGGCATTATGCTTGCCGGTGAAGATCACGATGTGCGCGAAGATGAGGCAAACAAGCTGATTGATCGCGGGTTCGCAAAACTTTGGTCAGCTAAAAAGGCGAAAGCTGTCGAAGTGGATGCCGACTAATGGCTGTCGAAACCGCAGATGACCGCGCCATATTCATTGGCGTTGACGATTTTGGGGTTGCGGCGACCTATTCGGGCGGCACTATCAATGGCATATTTGATAATGAATTTGTCGAGGTTGACGCTGGTGGGGGCGTTGGCTTTGCATTACAACAGCCACGGTTCGTTTGCCGCACCGCAGACGTATCAACAGCCGCTGAAGGCGACACTATTACGATCAATGCGGTGGCCTACACAATGCGGATTGTGCAGGATGACGGCACTGGTATGACCACGCTGGTATTGGAAAAGCAATAAATGGCACACGCTCGTCAGCAAATACGCGATCAGATCGTTACCACGTTAACAGGATTAGCAACAACCGGCAGCAATGTTTTCCGCAGCCGTATCTATCCGCTGGAACAGACAAAGCTTCCAGCACTTTGCATTTTTACCAAGAGCGAAGCCACTGAGTTTGATACAATCACGCTGGCGCGTTCTGTGAATAGGGTTTTAGATGTTGCCGTTGAGGCATATGTAATTGGAACAGCGAACTATGATAATGCGCTGGACACTATTGCGGTTGAGGTTGAAGAAGCCATTGCCGCTGATGTGACGCTTGGTGGCTTGGCAAAAGATGCACAAGTCACCGCGTTTGAGGCTGACTTTAGTGGCGATGGCGAACAGCCGGTTGCCGCTGGTCGGTTCACTCTTTCGGTGCAATACCGCACGAAAGAAAATGACGTTGAAACTGCCGTTTAGGAGATTACGATGGCGACTTTTAAAGGAAACGATGGTGTCGTTCTAATCGGCACAGATGCAATGGCTGAAGTGATTAGCTTTTCTGTTGATGAAACTGCCGACACAATCGAAGACACAGCAATGGGTGACACTGCTAAAAGCTACAAAGCCAGCTTTACAGATTTCACTGCAACCGTTGAAACATATTTTGATGACACAGATACAGCACAGAACAACGTGACCGCTGGCGACAGCGTGACGTTAAATCTGCAAATGGAAGGTAACACAACAGGCGATCACAAGTTGACCGGTTCTGCGATTGTCACCAGCCGTTCAATCGGTGTAACATCTGATGGCATCAACACCGCCACCTATTCGCTGCAAGGCACTGGTGGTCTAACTGAAACAGTCGTTTAAGGGGTAAAAAATGGGCTTGGGAGAACAGATCGCCGCAAGGCGTAACCGCGACCGAAAGGTCATTAAAGTTGATGAGTGGGGCGAAGATGGTCAGCCGTTGGTTATTTATTCTGGCTCAATTACCGCCGGTGACATCGACAAGCTGCAAAGAAAGCATAAAGACTTTCTGAACAATATGACGATCAGCGGAATGGTTGATCTGATTATAACAAAGGCTGAAGATGCTGATGGCAAGCGGATGTTTACGCTAGAAGACAAGATGCACCTAATGGGTGACAGCGTGGCCTTGATTGCTGATATTGCTGGGCAGATGTTTGGCGATGTTGAAAGCGTTGGGGATGCGGAAAAAAACTGAAGGGCGACCCGTTGAGGCTGAATATGCTGGCCTTGGCGGATCGCCTACACAAGACACAAGCCGAAATTGAAGAATTGACGCTGACAGAACTGAATGAATGGTTCGCATATTTTAAGGTGATCGAAGATGGCAAATCAAAATCTTAATTTTACCATCACCGCAAAAGACCTAACTCGCGGCACTTTCCGCAAACTGAACCAATCACTAGGACTTGTTCGCAAAGCACTGTTCAACTTCAAGGTCGGTCTGACAGCGGTTGCTGGTGCGGCTGGTATTGGCTTACTGGTCAAGTCATCACTGAAAAGCATCGACACGCTGGGCAAGACAGCGCAAAAGCTGGGCGTAACCAGTCAAGCATTACAAAAGCTGCGATATGCGTCCAATCTGGCTGGCGTGGAAACGCGCACAGTCGATATGGCAGTGCAACGGTTTACGCGGCGTTTGTCAGAAGCTGCGGCTGGAACTGGCGAAGCTAAAGATGCGTTGAAAGAACTTGGCTTGAACGCCAAAGAACTGACCAAATTATCACTTGATCAGCAAATGCTAAAGCTGGCAGACGCATTTGACGATGTGAAATCAAGCGGCGATAAAGTGCGGTTAGGCTTTAAACTGTTTGACAGTGAAGCCGTAGGAATGATTAACACTTTAAAAGGCGGCAGCGAAGCCCTGCAACAGATGTTCCAAGAGGCTGAAAGCCTTGGCTTTATCTTGTCCGGTTCTGCGGTTCGCGGTGTTGAAAAGGCAAACGATCAATTTACGCGGCTTGGCACGTTGTTTAAGGGCATTGCCGACACTGTTACAGCGGCGATGGCTCCGGCGTTAGGCGAACTTGCTAAGATACTGACAGAACAAATCAGCGGGAAATTGAGAGGTGCCAGTAATGATACGGCAGTTTTTGGTCGGCAGTTAGCCGAAGCAATTATAATTGGCGCGAAAAATGCGTCACAAGCAATCATCGAGTTTGTTAATACAATAATCACGCAGATAAACGCCGCAAGGAAGACTGTTCACGATTTCAAAAAATCATTTGGGTTTTCTATTAGCAAAACAGAATTTGCTAAATCAATGGATACCTTTAATGAAAAGTTTGAATTTTGGTCAAAGCAAAAACTTTCGGCTGACTTTGCTGCGGGTATGCTTGAGATTAAAGCGGCTTTGCGGCCATTGGCTGATGAAGCAAATCATAACGCCGAAACATTTTCGCGTTTGGCGGAAGAACTAGAAAAGATTGGAAAGAGAAACAAAAACGTAAACATTCCGGTCAGAAACTTGGTCGGCCTGTTGCAAAGAATGTCACAACAATCTGAGCGCGTCATAGATGACTTCAGTGAAATCGGCAAGGTTACACTAAACACAAGTTTTGTTTTTGACCGGCTTTTAGGCTCATTAAAGCAAACAAATGAAGAAACTAAAAAAGGAACTGAGATTGCGCCTGTTTATCGCAAGCAGCTAATGGATTTGGCTGATGCAGCAAAGGATGTGCAAAAGAATATGGAAAGCGCAGCGGTGCGCGGGATCAAGTCGCTAGAAGATGCGCTTGTTGATGTGACTATGGGAACCGCCAGCGCGAAAGATGCGTTCAAGTCAATGGCGCGGTCAATTATTAGTGATTTGATCCGCATTCAAATCCAGCAAAGCATTACCGCCCCGCTTGCGGCTGGTATGGGCGGCGGTGGCGGCAGCGGGATTGCCAGTAGCGTGGGCAGCTTCATCGGCGGTATGTTCGGCTTTGGTGGGGGTAAAGCAGTCGGTGGTGCTGTTCGTGGCGGTCAATCTTATATGGTTGGCGAACGCGGCGCAGAAATGTTTGTTCCAAATCAAAGCGGGTCTATAGTGCCAAACAACAAGCTGGGTGGCGGCGGTGTTACTGTTCACCAGACCATCAACCTATCGGCTGGCGTATCGCAAACAGTACGCGCTGAAGTTTTGGGAATGATGCCGCAAATTCAAGAGGCATCAAAGGCTGCGGTGCTTGAAGCAAGGCGGCGTGGCGGTTCATTCGCTGGCGCATTTGGGGCATAGTTATGGCTGAAAGTTATCCACTTACATTTCCGACACAGACCGGCGTTGCAAGCGTTGAGATCACCGCGACTGATGTTGTTTCAATCAGCGAAAGCCCTTTTACATTAGCGCAGCAAGTTGTTCGGCACGCTGGCGCACGTTGGTCGGCAACGATCCGCATCCCGCCTGTTAAGCGTGAAGATAGCGAATATTGGAACAGCTTTCTTTTGCGGCTGCGTGGGCAGTTTGGCACGTTTCTGGTTGGCGATCCTAATGCAGCAACGCCACGCGGATCAGCGGCCACAACGGCTGGCACGCCGGTTGTTAATGGCGCAAGCCAGACCGGTAACGAATTGGCTATAGATGGCCTACCAACATCGGCAACCGGTTATCTAAAGGCTGGTGATTATATTCAGCTTGGCAGCGGATCAACTGCGCGGCTTTATAAGGTGTTAGAAGATGTTGACACAAACGCCAGCGGCGAAGCCACGTTGAACTTGTGGCCGGATTTGCGGTCATCACCGGCAGACGATGCTGGGGTTGTAGTTAGCAATGCAAAAGGCTTGTTCCGGCTGGCAACAAATGACGCGACTTGGACAATCAACAACGCTGGTTTTTACTCAATCAGCTTTGCAGCGGTTGAAGCACTATGACGCGCAGTGGTGTTCCATCCGAATTTTCGACCGATAGCTTTACCGGCTTTCTGGCGGCTGAACTTTTGTTTGATGCCGCTGCATTACGCTTGTGGAATGGCTACGGTGATCTAACCATTGGCGGCGAGACATACACTGGCGGCGGATCGGTGATTAGCGTTTCCGCAATTGAAGAAACTGCGGAGATTGGTGCTAAAGGCATTTCGATAATGCTGGCCGGTATTTCAACCATCGTTTTGCCAGCGGCTTTATCAGAAAATTATCAATACAGAATAGTTAATGTGTACGTTGGCGCAATTAGCAGCGGAACAGTTAGCAGCTACAAAGTTTTTTCTGGCCGAATGGATGTGATGACAATAGGTGAAGAAGGCGATACTTGCATCATTACACTGACCGCAGAAAGCCGTTTGATTGATTTGGAACGGCCACGCTTGCGCCGCTGGACATCCGAAGATCAGAAAGGTCTTGACGCAGACGATAAAGGTTTTGAGTTTGTAAATTCATTGCAAGAGGCCACTATAAAATGGGGCGGCTAGTTGATTGGCCGACACGCTTGAACGATCATATTGAAGAATGGCGGCACAAAAAATTCGAGTGGGGCAAGACCGATTGTGGTCATTTTTGTTTGCACGCTGAAAAAGCAATGTGCGGGGCATCCAGATTTGAAGATTGGATCGGCAAATATTCCACGCATAAAGGTCTTGCAAAACTTATGGTTAAAATGGGGGCTAATGATCTTGCGGCCATTTTTGGGTCTAGGTTGACAGAAATAGAGCCAAATAAAGCGCAGCGAGGTGACTTTGCGCTAATAGACACGCCACTAGGAGATGCGTTATCATTGGTTATCGGTGATAAGGTTGCCGCAATGGGTCAAGATGGTTTGGTTTTTCTGCCGTTAGACGCGGCCAAGAAAGCGTGGAAGGTGTAGAATGCCGCAAGTTTTCATCCCAGCAATAGTTGCAACTGCGGCGACTGTGGGTACAGCTTACATCGCTGGCACAGCCGCAACTATCACGGCGGCATACGTTGCGGGAACTTTTGCGGTCAATCTTGCGTTGACTGCGGCATCACAAGCCCTTGCACCAAAGCCAAAGCAGCCAAACATCGGCGGCGGTGGTAATGGCGGCGTTGATCAGTCAAAGACGGTAACAGCGCGATCATCTAACGCCACGCGCAAGCTGGTTTATGGTGAAACCCGCATAGGCGGCACGTTTGCTTTTATTGAAGCGACTGAAAATGATGTATATTTGCATTTGGTTATCGTTCTGGCCGCGCACGAATTAGAGCAATTCACCACAATATATTTCAATGAAGAAGCGTTGACGCTAACCGGCAACATCGTCACAAGCCCGTCAAAATATAATGACCGAGCTGATATTTATCCGGTGACTGTGGGCAATGCTGGCAATATACCAGCATCATTACTTGCGCTTTCAAAATGGACAAGCGACCACACACTGACCGATCAAGGCTATTTATATGCGCGGCTTCGGTTTGATCCTAATGCGTTTGAACAAGGCTTGCCAAACATTAGTGCAAAGGTCAAAGGCCGCAAGATTTACGACCCACGCACGACCACAACCGTCTGGAGCGAAAACCCAGCTTTGGTTATCCGCGATTATTTGACTGACACTGTTTATGGGCTAGGGGCGGCGGCAGCAGAAATAGATGATGCCAGCTTTATTGCAGCGGCTAACGTCTGCGAAGAAAGCGTGACATTGACTGGCGGCGGTACGCAAGACCGGTACACGTTCAACGGCGTTGTTGATACGCAGAACACGCCGCGCAGCAACCTTGAACAAATGCTGACCGCATTGAACGGGTCGCTTTATTACAGCAATGGGCAGTGGTCATTGCGTGCTGGTGCATATGTAACGCCGACAGTGACGCTTGATGAAAACGACCTTGCGTCTGGCTTGACTGTGACCACCGCTATTTCGGCGCGTGACAGCTTTAACGCTATCAAAGGGCAGTTTATTAGCCCAGCCAGTGACTATCAAGCCACAGACTACCCTGCGATCACTAGCAGCGTTTTCGAGACTGAAGACAATGGCGAACGCAGATATCTAAACCTTGATCTGCCATTTACTGACAACGCCGCACGCGCACAGCGTATTGCAAAGCAAATCCTATATAAGAACCGGCAAGAAATCAGCTTGCGTGCAAAATTTAAGATGAATGCGTTTCAGTTTCAAATTGGCGACACTGTAATGATCACAAATGCGCGGCTTGGCTTCGCTCAAAAGGTTTTTGAAATAGTAAGTTGGAAGCTGAATTTTGACAAAGATGATGTGACAGTCGATTGCGAATTGACTGAAACAAACAGCGCGGTTTATGATTGGGCGGCTGAAGAAAAAGATTTTGCGCAAGACAACACGACATTGCCAAACCCGTTCAACGTACCGGCACCGACACTTGTGCCATCTGAAGATTTGCAGACCTATAACCAGCAATCAGTAAGCGTGCTAATTGGCACTGTGTCATCCACATCCATTTATGCGCGGCAGTTTGAAGTTGAAGCCAAATTAACAACTGACACAAATTACACATCATTAGGCATTGGCAGCGGCAACAAATACACGCTGGTCAACGTGCAACAGAATAGCACCTATGATATTCGCGCAAGGACGATCAATTTACTTGGCATCAAATCTGCTTTTACTGATGAGCAATATACAATAACAGGTTCAGCCGTTGACCCGTCAGACGTTACCGGCTTCACAGTCAATATTGTCGGGCAGCAAGCCGACCTTAAATGGACGGCGATACCAGATGGAGACTTGTCGCATTATATCGTCCGGCATTCACCGCTGACCACTGGCGCGACTTTCAACAACAGTCGCACTTTGGTTAAAAAGATCGCACGCCCAGCCAATACAATCACAGTGCCAGCTTTGACCGGCACATATTCGATCAAGGCTGTTGATAAGTTTGGCAAGGTATCGCAAAACGAAAACAGCAGCATTGCGTTAGTTGATAGCATTCAAGGGTTTAATTTTGCCGACAGCGCAACAGAACACCCGTCATTTGCCGGATCAAAAACAGATGTGATCGTTGTTGATGGCAAATTGCAGCTAGACACTAGCGATCTTTTCGACAGCGCAGCGGGAAACTTTGATGATGCGGTCGGATTGTTTGACGGTGGTAGCGGTTTGATTGCGGCCACTGGCACATATGATTTTGCTAATATCATTGATCTGGGTGCAGTTTATACGGGGCAAGCCAGTGCAACGATGAAGCTTTCACAGCTTTCCCAGCATACCGGCACACCGGCATCTGCGACCACTGACGTTGATTTATACGTTAGCAGCACGCAAGACGATCCAAACGCATCGCCAACGTGGACAGCTTACCGGCCATTTGTGGTTGGATCATACACTGCACGCGGTTTCCGGTTCCGCGCTATCTTGGAAACCACTGACAGTTTTGAAACACCAGCGATTGAAGAATTGGTTGCGGAAATCAAGTTGCCGACCCGCACAGAAAGCGATAACGATATTCAAAGCGGTACTGGGGCAAAGGTTATCACGTTCACAACGCCGTTCAAAACGCTGTTAGCGGTGTCAATTTCGGTTGGGGATATGCAATCTGGCGATTTTTATGGTATAACAAGTAAATCAGCAACGGGTTTCACGATCACGTTTTATGATAGTGGGTCAAATCCAGTGGATCGCTTGTTTGATTATGTTGCAACGGGGTTTTAGATGGCACAGCACGATTACACAATTGCAAATCAGACGTTTCCAGCAACGCGCACAGACTTAAACAATGCGCTTGCGGCAACTGTAACGCAAAACAGCGGGGCAACCGCGCCAACAACGACATATGCTTACCAGCTTTGGTATGACACAACAGCTGACAAACTGAAGCAGCGCAATGCAAATGATGATGCGTGGATTGATTTGTTTGACGTTGATCAAGTTGCAGACACAGCCGCCCCATCGACCGGCGCAGGCGGTGGTGGTGCAATCCTGCAAGTGAAATATACAATCTACGACACTGCATCTTCAATTGCCACAAACGCAAATACAACTACCACACTGACAAATTTACAGGTTGATATTACGCCAAGCGCAACAAACTCAATAATCAGACTTGATGCAATGGTGAATGGTGAATTTAACAGTTACGGTTATAACTTCAACTCAACTTGGTTCTTTTTACGAGATAGCACAAAATTATCTGCACCAGCCGCAGGTTCTAGGACTACTGGTGTTCGGATTGGTACGTCAGTTAGTTTTTCTACTGACGCAACGTCAACGCCAGATGGGTCATATTTTACTTACTTTGACAGTGATCACTCTACAACATCTGCAATCACCTACAGCGTTGGTGTAAACACGCACACGGCTGGCACTTGGTATGAAAATAGAACCGTTAGTGATTCAAATACTTTCGAATTTGAACGTGGAATTTCATTCATTTGTGCAACGGAGATAGCTGGATAATGGATCACAAGGCAATTTATGCACTTTATTCTAATGTCAAAACAATTTCTGGCAGTGGCGCAAATGCTGTTGCAAAGGACGCTGACGGAAACGTAGTGACCTTAGATTCGGCGGCTGTCACAACAAAGCAAAATGAATTTATTGCGGAAGAGAATTTGCGGCTTTTGAGACTAAAACGAAACAAGTTATTGGCAGAAACAGATTACTTAGCCTTATCAGATACCACCCTAACATCAGCTATGTCTACATACCGTCAAGCCCTTCGTGATATTACAGACAATGCTACGTCACTAGAAGATGTAACTTGGCCGACAAAACCATAGGTGATTTATGAACGAGGAAAACAAGGTTATCATTGACGTTGTTGCTGGCACAGGCACATTTGCTGCGTGGGTTGGTATGATGCCAGATATTGTCGCTTTGTTTACCGGCATTTGGGTGCTGATCCGCATTTGGGAAACCGACACAGTTAAGTTTTTAACTGGTCGAAAAGACGATGTTTAAGGCAATCGTTTTGGCGTGCGTCATCAACGCACCGACTGATTGCACAGAATATCACTCATTTATTTACAGCGAAACGCGGGAAGCTTGCCGATCTCGCGCTATGACTATGGCAAAGGACGTTGGGAAGATTGCTAACTTGATGCCGAAGCAGTGGCGGTGTCAGCGACTTGCAGAAGGTATGCTGTCACAATGGAACCAATCACCACCGCCCTCGCTGGAATTGCGCTTGTTAAACAGAGCGTAGATTTCATAAAAAGCAACATATCCACTGCACAAGATATTGGACAAATCGCCGGTCAGATTGATGCAATGTTTACCGGTCAAAAGCAAGTTCAAGAGGCCAGCAACAAAAAGACGGGTATGGGTCTGGCTGACCAGTTTGGCGTGCAGTCTGTTGCAAAGGAAATGATTGACGCAAGGTTGGCAGCGGAACAAGTTGCCGAAGTTGCGCGAATGGTTGACTTCAGATTTGGTCACGGCACTTGGGCTGCGATCTTGGCAGAACGGCAAAAGCGTATCCAGCAAGCCAAAGAAGCACGCGCAGCACAGCGCAAGATGGAACGCGAACGCACGCAAGAGATGATAGAAAACTTCAAAATAGGGGCTATTGCTGTTGGTCTGGTTGTGGTTATCATTGGCCTGTTTATCGGTGTATTAACAGCAACGGCTGGTGTAATTGTCAAATAGTGCTGTCACAATTGGCTTAATGGGGGAATATCTTGCAGCGGCGGCTATTATCTCGATTGGAACGCATAAGGTTTCATTGTGTCAGCAGACGGCTGTCGATTTGGTCGCTTTCGATGCTAATAGCTATCTGTCTGTGCAAGTTAAAACTTCGACGCTGCATCAAAGACCGCATCGGCAACCATCTTACCAATTTCAGCTTGCACACGGCAGTAAAGTCAAGCGCAAGCACAGTGCAAGGGATTTTGATATCTATGCTTTGGTTGCCGGTGATCCATCGCACAGACGTTGTTTGTTCTTGCCCACAGCAAAGCTGTGCTTACAAAGTACGAAGCGACTGCCGCCATCGCGGTTTACGGCTGAAGCGGAAATTGAAAGCTGGCATAAAGCGGTTGATTACGTTTTGGAGATGAGACGATGAACTGGGAAAAATATCCTAATTTTAGCGAAGAAGAATTTGCGTGCAGTGAAACTGGCGAATGCAAAATGTCGGCAGCATTTATGAAAAAGATGCAAGAACTGCGTGACGTTTATGGCAACCCAATGACGATAACCAGCGGGTATAGAAGCCCAAAGCACAGCATTGAAGCGTCAAAGCCGACCGGCAAACTATCGACCCACGCAAGGGGATGTGCAGCCGATATAGCGTGCAATGGGCAACAAGCGTATGAAATAATGAAACTGGCTTTCCAGCTAGGGTTTACGGGCATCGGCGTATCACAAAAGGGCAGTGCGCGTTTTGTGCATCTTGACACGTTCAGCGGTTCGCCACGACCAAACATCTGGAGTTATTAAAATGTTAGCAGTATTAGGTAAAATTCTGGGATCAGATAGCGTCATCAAGCAAGGTATGAAGCTGATTGACGATATGCACACCAGCGATGAAGAAGCAATTGCGGCTAAAAGCAAAGCCAAGATTGATCTGATGGGTGCATATGCGCCTTTTAAGATCGCGCAGCGTTATCTTGCGCTAATGTTTGGGGCGACTTTTCTAGGCAGTTATGTGATCGTTTTGTCAATGACAATCAGCGGTCAAGGCGATCCAGATGCGGTCACAAAAGTGATGGAACAATTCAGCATCAATTACGCGATGCTGATCATTCTGGGCTTTTATTTTGGCGGTGGTGTCATTGACAGCGTTAAGGGCAAAAAGTAAGGCGGTTATTCTAGCCGCCAAACCCGCCACCCGTCATTCATTTTGCGGGTGGTATATTTTAGGCCGCGATAGCGCAGCGCATCACGCAATGACATTGCCTTTTCATATGTATCACAAAGCACGCTGTCGCCGATTTCCATATCATTGATTATTTCGATCTTGCTGCGACCGGCTGGCGGCACTGGCACGTTCTTTTCTATTTGCATTGATTATATCTAGCCTTTCTTTGAAGCATCCAAGATGCAATGTTTGTTTTTCGCCATCAACAATCCAATCTGGATCACTAAGGCGCAGGGTCTTGTTACACCATACGCACCGACCTTGTGCATTTGAGGCCGGTGCATAGGTTGGTTTTTTAGAACGGGATCGCATCTGCTAAAGGCTGCATCTGTTCTGCGCGTGGCGCATCCTGTTCTTTTGGTGGCATTGGGTCGCTGATCGAAGCTGACATATATTTATTTCCAGCCGCGCTTTCGCGTATCCACAACGCAATCCGCTTTTCAACGCCATCCACGTTGATCTTGCCAGTGTAATCCGGCTGGTTTTCGGCGGTCTTGTCGTTGTTCTTAAAGATCGCGCCGCGATTGGTGTTGTCATATTCAGTCATTAGGCTAATTCCTCTTTCCGTTTTGAAAACATTGCTATTTGATCGGCTGGTGCTTTTATGCCGCTGGCACCATACAGCGTTGTGTAAAGCGCGTTTACATCACGCACACTTGCACAGGCATCTAATTTTTCAGCTAAAACATCGTTGGAGGCGAGGCCAGCCGCCGGAGTGGATGCAGCGACTGGCCTCTTTGGTTTAGGCTGCGGACGGGAGGGAACCGCGCCAGAACCACTTGCGAGATTACCATCATCATCATCGGCATTCAATCCAAACATAGTCATAAGAGATGCGCGGCGCAGATATGTCACGCAGCTAATGTATGATTGTGGCGTGTTCTTTTCTGGCCGCACTGGGATCGCACTGGTGAACTGTTCACCGGTTTCAACGTGCGCCACAACCGTCACAATGCAGTCGTCACTAAAGAACTGTTGGAACGACAAGCCAAAGTCAGCAATGCCGTTCAATGCGGTTAGCACATCGCCCAGCGTGCTATATTGGCTTTTGAACATCGGGTTTTTGCCCGACTTGCCGACCGTTGCCGCCTTGCGAAAGTCGTTCAGCGCACTATTCAGTTTCATATTTTCCATAACTCTTTTGCCCTTTCAAGCCATTCGGTTTTCATTTTCCACTGATACATATGACCCCAATCGGGATCGGTAATTGATGCCAGCACCTTTGGATCGGTGCTAACGGTCAACAGGTTTTGCCGGATTAATGCCTTTTGCCGCATTTCATTTAGCGCGTGATTGATGCCGTCTGCTTGCAATTCTTCGCAGTTATATGCGTTGAAGATGACGGCATCGTGTTCTGCGATGTAGATGATTGATGGCGTGACACGCAGCGCGTGCCAGTAAATAGCAGCTTGGCAGATGTGGGCAAACTCCGGCTTTTTAGGCAACGTGGCTTTTGCCCAGCCCTGCGACCCGTCTTTCAACAGCTTTGTTTTGCGCGGGGCTTTGGTTTTCATTTCCGCAAACATAGAGCCTTCAACAAGCAGATCAACAAAGCCAAGGATCGGCACATTCACATCATCTAACCAACATTCAATGCGTTCTTCATCAATCGCGCCGGTGAACCCGTTTTCTACACAAATATTCACGCCCTGATGCACCATTTGCGGGATACATTCACGAAATTTCACACGCAGCACATCGTCTTCATCGGCTGGATGAAAGTCAAAAGCGATCTGTGCGGCTTCAATGGCTTCATCAATATCTGCGCCGTGACACACTATAGATTGAACCGCCGTATGCACTGCCGTACCTATGGCAGCACGTTCCCCAACGCCAACATCGCGACGTTCGTCTGATGTTAGATGCAGATAATCGAATATCCACTTAGCCGGTGATCGTAATAGCTGGCTGGCCGATAAATGGCTAAACCCTGCGGTTTTCCAAAGTTCACTGATTTCCCGTTTTTTCATAGCAACACGTTACCGCAGATCGTTCCCAAAACGCAACAGCTATTTTTTTGCTTTACAGATTAGGGGCTGATGGGCAATGCTGGGCAAAATTGAAAGGGGGCAGATATGTCTGGATCAAAATCAAGATCAAAAGGTCGCGGTTACGAATACGAAATCGCAAATGAGTTGTTCCAACAGCTTGGATTAAATTTTGTGCGGGAATTGGATCAAACGCGCGAAAAGCATCTTGGTGATTTACGCACCGAAGATTGCAACTTTCCATTTGTCATTGAATGCAAGCGATATAAATCCGGCGTGTCGGGTGATTGGTGGGATCAAGTTTGCACCGCTGCGGCTATAGCTGGCAATGGCAAGATGCCAATGCTTTGTTATAGGCTTGACCGGCAAAAAACCCGCGTGCGATTGCCAGTGGCGGCTATTGTCGGGCTTGCTGGCTATTCGGCAAACCAAGATATTGCAGAACAATATGATTGGCGATATGCCGTTGAAACTGACTTGGAAACCGCAATGATGATAATTCGGGAGATGCTTGCAAATGGGGCGTAATATGGACACCGTGGGCGACCGCGAATATGTGATGATTTCAAGTGAAACTTGGATTGACGTTAAAGATTTGACGGTCGAAATCTTCAAAAGCAAAACGGGCGTTGAGGTGCGTGTATTGCCGCGCAATTCCGATAATGGCGTTGAGCCTTTAGGCGTGATCCGCGCTGATTTCATATCAACAACGTCAAAACGTCAAAACGTCATACCGTTTTTTCCAAGGGGTCACTTTAATGATCCAAAGCGGTGATGGTAAATTTGCAATATTATATGCACAAGGCAGATGCCCTAAATGTCGTGGGTATTTGCAGCAAGATGGCGATGTTTATGTTTGCGAAATATGCAAGATGAGACATAAAGGAGTGGAAATTGGAAACCGAACACAATCTGAAGATGGAATTGTTGACGATTGCTGACATCGGCACAGCGTGGAAATGCGAACCGGTAAAACTGCCGCAATATTGCCAACTTGATTTTGCCCTAACTAGGCAAGGCAAGATAGAAGCATTTGCTGAAGTGAAGTGCCGGACATTTCCCCGCGACAGGTTCAAAACGTCACTGATCCATCTGCACAAGATGATGTATGCGCGGCAGGTGGCGTTCGAGACCGGCATACCGACCTTTTTGATTGTGCGCTGGACTGATTATATCGGTGCTTGCAGCTTCAAGGTGGATTTTGCCACGACTATCGGTGGCAGACGGGATCGCGGCATTGAGCGTGATTATGGGTTGATGGCCGAAGTGCCAATCAGCGAATTTCATATGGTAAGGGAATTAAATGAAACGATCTGAAGCACTGGAAAAGGTGCAGTTAATATTGGGTGAACGCGGTGCCAGCTATGGCGATCTGCGGAAAAACTGGACGCAAACTAGCCAGATGATGAGTATGGTGGTCGGCAAGGATGTAACGCCGGAGCAGTTCGGCGCGATGATGATTGCTATGAAGCTGTCGCGGCTGGCGAATAGCGAGTGCAGCCACGTTGATAGCCTGTTGGACATTATCGGATATGCGGCTTTAACTTTGGAGATTTTGCACGATGAGCATTAAAGCATTAGATTGGGCGATGGATGCCCCTGTTAATGATCCGCTGGCAAAGCTGGTGCTAATCGTGGTTGCGAACCATCATAATGACGCAAGGGGCGTTGCTTGGCCGTCTGTCGGTCACATTTGCCACGTTACTGGCGCAGCGGAACGCACTGTTCGGGCGAAGCTTAAAAAGCTTGAAGATGGCGGTTTTCTGATCCGAAATTACCGGTCTGGAAGGTCAACAGAATATACCCCTGCATATCTCGCACCCCTGCACCAGATGCAGGACACCCCTGCACCAGATGCACCCATAACCATTAAAGAACCGTTAAAAAGAAATAAGGGGAAAACTAAAG